CAAGACTAGGTGTGCGATATCCAGAGTTATTTTCTTTTATCTTCTCATCTATAGAAGCAAGACTAACAGCATTGGAGAGCAAATAAATGAGTACACTAACAGTAGGAACAATAGCAGAAAAAGTAACCGATGCAGGGGTTGCGGTTGATGGTGTAACACTAAAAGATGGGGGTGCAACCTTTACAAGTGCGGTGGGTGTGACAGGCAACACAACAATTACAAGCGGTAATTTAGTTATTGGTACATCTGGAAATGGCATAGATTTCTCTGCTACAAGTGATGCTAGTGGTATGACTTCAGAACTCTTGGATTCGTACGAAGAGGGGAGTTTCACGCCAGTTGTAGCTGACGCTAGTTCTGGTGGTAATACTGCAAGTGGTACTTTTGTCGGACAATATGTAAAAGTAGGAAAACTTGTTCAAATTTATTGTAATTTAGGAAACATAAATACAAGTGGCATGACGAGTGGTAACGCACTTGTTATTAGAGGGTTACCTTTCACATCATCTTTTTCTGATAGTGGTAACCAATCTAATATGTTTGGGATTGGAGTAGTTTTGACAGATAGAATTACTTTTGAAAACTATGTAACGTCTTTTATTCAACATGGTAACGCTCATTTTTTTCTCAGAGATAATGACGTAAATATTGCTGATTCAAGCATAAAAGTTTCAGATGTTAATGTTTCTGGTGGCTCTGATTTAATGATTACTTTGAGCTACCCTTCTGCATAAAATTTATTAATAAGGATATAAAAAATGGCAATAACAAAAGAAGAAGTACAAGACAAGATAGAAGTTGTGGGTGACTTCAAACACATACAGGTGCGAACAGCTACAATTATAAAAGAAAATGGGAAAGAAATATCACGTTCCTTTCATCGCCATGTAGTAGCACCAGATAGCGACAGTTCTAAAGAAAGTGATAAGGTCAAAGAAATGGTGAAACTGTTTCACACAGATGAAGTAAAAAAGGCATACGCAACCCATTTAGCCAAGAGTGAGTAATGACCAAACAAGATATAAACGCAATATTGATGGAATTAAGCGTTCTTAAAAATGATATGTACCACTTTAGACAGGACATGGAACGTAGGGTTTCCAGACTCGAAAGAATAGTTATTTCAATAACAGCCTTTTATGTATTAAGTTCATTTGGGGTAATCTTTAACACTATTGTTCTGTGAAGCACTTTATGGGGGGTTAGTGAATGTTTGACCCTATAAGTATCACAGCCAGTTTAAGCGTAGCCAGTACGGCTTTTCAAGGCATTAAAAAGGCATTTCATGCAGGTAGAGAGCTTGAATCTATGTCGCAAGACCTATCAAGATGGATGGGTGCTGTTTCCGATATTGATAACGCTCACAAGTCAGCTAAAAACCCATCATTGCTAAAAAAAGTAATGAATGGCAAAAGTATTGAACAAGAAGCCATTGAAGCGTTCACCGCAAAAACCCAGTTAGAACAACAAAGGAATGACTTACGCACGTTCATCCAATTTTCGCATGGTCAGTCTGCATGGAATGAATTGTTAAGGATGGAAGGGGAAATTAGAAAGAGAAGACAAAAGGAGGTTTACGATAAACAAAAATTTAAAGAAAAGGTTGTAACGTATGTCGTTGTGGCAATGGTTTTGGTTGTTGGCGTTGGTGTTTTGGGTGGTTTTATATTCACTCTTATGGGGTTCGACAGGGGTTGGTGGATATCAAACTAGAGATAAATGCGTCAGAAAAGAAGGTGGACAAGAAACCTTTGAGTGGCTTTGTACTGATGGGAAAGTGATATATTTAGCACAGTCGGATAATATAAAGAATTGTTTTACCTGTTTTCTCAAAAAATTTAGCGACTGGACATGGGAACAAGAAATCAGAAAAGGTATAAGAGAAGACCCAAAGTATGTTAATTGTAGAAGATATAAGAGGAAAAAAGCAAAAAATGGTCAACAAGTGTGTTTATACAGGGGTGCAAATAATACATATACTCTAGTCGTTGAAGGACAATGCCCTGTGGAATTTCAATGCAAGTATGACCCAAACGGAAAAGAACCAAACATAGACCAAGTTGTAGACTCACTAAACGAAAGCTTTAAAAAATGACACAAAAGAAACTAGAAAAAGATTCAAAATATAACGAAATGGACGCTAACAAAGATGGTGTTATTTCCGATATTGAAATTGATAGTTGGCAACAAGCCGAAGAAGTCAAAAGAATAAACAGAAAACAAAAACACCAGAGAAACATGGCGTGGGTGGCTTTAGGGTCAATGTTGGTCTTCACAGTAATAATGTTCACCCCCTTGATACCAGACTCACGAATAAAACTACTCACAGACCTATCAAACCTATTTTATCTGGCACAAGCAGGGATAGTTGGTGCGTTCATGGGGTTTTCTGTCTTAGATAGAACAGGTGCAAAAAAATGATAACATTACTTGGTAGCTTACTAGGATTCGGAACAAGCTTTCTGCCAGAGGTTCTAAATTATTTTAAAAGAGGACAAGAGCAAAAACACGAATTGCAAAGAATGAAAATGGAAATAGAACTCATGGCAAAAAGGTCAGAGTTCAAAATTCAAGAATTAGACAAAGAAGCAGAAATAAAAGAAGCAGAGGGGTTATATAAACATGATAGCGTGGATGCAGGGGGTTTTATCAACGGATTACGAGGTAGTGTGCGTCCTATCATCACTTATGCTTTTTTTGGCTTATTCGTTGCCATTAAAGTGACCGCCCTAATTAGCCTTATGAACCTACCAGAAATGCAACTAAACATGGCTCTTAGTATGATTTGGGATGACCAGACCGCAGGTTTATTTTCAGCTATTATGGCGTTTTGGTTTGGAAATAGGGCAGTTAGCAAGTATTATAAAGCAAAAGGGTGAACATTGAACACAGAAGCAATAATAACCCATATATGCGTAGCTTTTGTTGGAGTGGTGTTAATATATTTTTTTATATTTTAAGAAAGGGTAAATAATGGCTTTCACATTATCACAAAGAAGTCTAGGGCGATTAGACGGAGTAAATAACAAATTACACTCAGTAGTCACCACCGCCATAGGTCTTTCTAATGTCGATTTTGGCGTTACATCGGGTTTAAGAACTCAAAAAGAACAAGAGGACTTAGTAGCTAGAGGTGCGTCACAGAGTCTAAAAAGTAAACATTTAACAGGGGATGCCGTCGACGTAGTTGCGTATATTGGCTCAAGAATTTCATGGGAATTGAATTTATACGATGATATAGCGGATGCGTTCAAAGAAGCATCAATAAAAGAAGGGGTTTCAATAAGATGGGGTGCTTCATGGCATATACCACAATTCGATAAGTGGGAAGGTACGGCTGAAGAAGCTATGATGGCTTATATAGACCTTAGACGCTCACTTGGCAAAAGACCATTTATTGATGCCGTACATTTTGAACTTGTAAGTGCTTGATTTTATTGAATAAATCCCAGGGAACAAAGACATGATGAAAAAAATATACATGAATCTTTATGATATATTCTCAAGCATAGCGAGTTATTTTCTTAGAAAATCATTGAACCAAAAAACCAAAGGGGGGTATCATGGCACTAACACCAAAACAAAAAAAACTACCAAAAGGACTTCAGCAAGCAATTCTAAAAAGTCAAAAAAGGGGTAAGAAAAAGAAAGGGAAAAAGTAATGCCATATCATTATGGAAGTCGCACAATGACTACAAAACCTATGAAGAAAAAGAAGAAAAAGAAAAAAACAAAAATGAGAAAGAGAAAATAAATGGTTTTAGTCAAATCTATAAAGAAGTTCACTAAGGACTTAACACCCCGACAACGCAAGACCATGAACCGCCACGCTAGGCATCATTCATTGAAACATATGAAGGAAATGTCAAAAGACCTTGCATCTGGAAACTTTACTTTTGCTCAAGCACATAACAGAGCAATGCGGAAAGTCGGAAAATGAATGGGTTTACAACCACAGCTACTATTTCTGAACTCATTGACAAAAGACCCATAGGACGTAAGCGGAAACGCACCAGAAAGAACAAAATGCCCTTCAAAGGCAATTTAAAAGCCGTACAACGCCTGTTGCGTGTAAAAAGGATAAAGTAGCAGGGAAAAGATTAAGACCGCACAGGGACGTTTATTTCTATAATCTCTTTTATCTGGTCTAAACATTCAGTAACACCGCCCTTTACAATAAAATGAGGTGTACCCATAGCTTTTGATTGCACCGCCCAAAGCTTTTGAGCATCCGACAACCTACCTTTTTCATTCTTCAACTCAATATACAAAACCCTTCCTTCTGGATACTCAACAATAATATCTGGACAACCCGACTTCAAACCCATCTTCTTCAGCTTTAAATGATAGCCTATAGACTTTTGACCTTCATTTGGAACATGGAAGTGTCGAAAATGGTAGTATTTACACAAGTAATTTAGGTAGTCATTGCAAGATATTTGTATGTCTGATTCTTTCGTCATGGGGGTAAAAATTTAAGGTTTAATGAGATTGCACCCATTTAGTTTATAAAATTTACCCCCAAAGCTATACAAAACGAATTGGAGTTCATTTGTATATTCCGCCTATTGAAGGAATATAAGAAAGATAGCAAAAAAAACACCAAACCACAATCTTTTTTACCTTATGGGGGTTGACTATTGTATAAACCTAGCTTATATTCTAGGTTTATAGACGTTAATAATAATAATAATTGGAGTTCAAAATGACATATATATTTAACGATGGAGGCAGAGCCTCAACTGGTCGCAAAGGCACAGCGGGTGACTGCGGTGTACGTTCAATGGCAATTGCTTTGAACCTACCTTACGACGATTGTTATAAAGAATTAGCAACCGCCAACAAAAGTTTCGGTTTCGCTAAATCAGCTAGAAACGGGTTGATGAAAAACGTCTTTGAATATGTTTTGAAACAGCATGGTTGGATATGGAAACCCGCTCCCAAGTTTGATGGTCGCAAAGCTCGATGCTCGGATTTATCTGGCACAGTTATCGCCAGACAATCAAGACACTATGTTGCGGTCATCGATGGTGTTCCTCAAGACATCTTTGATAGCTCAGAAAAAATGGTTTACGGATATTGGTCGAAAGAATAAGGGAGCAGAAATAATGAAAATCAGATTACACAAAATCAGAAAAGCTCTCACCTTTAAATTTGAAATGGGCGAATATTTATTAAGTGAGGGTGTTAAATTGGAAGATAAAAAAATAGTAAGCCTAATTCTTAGAGGGTTCACAGACGAGCAAATAATAAATCTAGGTAATGAAATTTGGATGTATTGGGATAATCGTAGATATTGGAAAGCTAAAAAAGAACTAGGCTTATCTACATTAGATTTTTATGTACCTTATGAAACACACACTTTGGAGCGTTTATATGATAGATAAACCAACAAAAATTGGAAACTCAGAACTCTATACAGCTAGGGTTCTGAACATGGGGGTGGCTAAGTACTTTGGGTTAGTTAAGGAATATTCACAAATCCTTACTCAAGCTAGGGAAGCCAAAAAACAAGACCTAGAAAAGAATGGTGAACAGGCTGAACTTAGTCTTATCTATGGGGTCAGAAAAGAACTAAATCAGCTAGTTCTACAAAAGCTAATGAAAGAAAAAATAATAAAATTTGGAGCAGATAAAAGATGAATAAAATTGAAGAAATAATAAAGCAGTTAGAAGCCTTAATTGAAATTGAACAAGATAGTGTAGCTGATTATAAAGAGATGCTTTTAAGAAATAATAGTGATGAAGACCAACTTATTAACTTCACAAGCTTTGCCTTACAAATAAAAGTAGCAACCGCACAAATCAAAGCATGGAAAAGAGCAATATTTTTTGTTCGTAAAATTAGTGAGGAGCAAGGCTAATGAATAAATTTTTTGAAATAGCATTTGATGGCGTAATTTTGTTTATGATTTTTTATAATGGCTACTGGTTGTTAAAACATTTCACATAGACATAACCCAAAAAATAATATAGGTTTTAAATTGAATTGGAGTTCAAATGGAAAAATCAAAACTAATTTTCACTTTATTGTCAGCCGTTGTTATTGGTGGGTGTTCATCAATGCCTATTGTTGACAGTAGGGGAAAATCGTCAGCCTCAATAAAGGGTGACATGAACCGCTTCCACGATGATTATTATACTTGCAAAAGCTTAGTACAAGACCAGACAAGTTACGTTTGGGATAAGAGCAAAGCAGTCTATAATGGTCTAAGGTGGAGAGTGTTGTGGCTTTCACCTAAAGCAAATACCAGAAAAGATTTTATCAATCGGTGTTTAGAGGGTCGTGGTTACAACGTAATTAATAAATAAGGATAAATAAATGATAATAGATAAAATATTTGATAATACGAAAGATGGAGTACCAAACTACTCTATAGATTTGATAGATGGCACTAGGCTGTATTACAGGGGTACAGTAATGAACCCCATGCCACAATCTGGTGATGCTATTAACTACACAGTCATAAATACAAAGACTTCAGCTAATGGCAACCCATATACCAATATTAAGGACGTTGAGATAGCATCAATGCCAAATGACCAACAGGCATCCTACCAACCTCCACAAGCACCGCAATATACGCCCACACAACCGCCACAACCAGTTCCACAGGCTAATAATAGCTTTACACCTAAACCTGCTACTGGTGGCATGAATAAGAGCGATACACAGCGGTTAGATATATTTGTAACTGGTGTTGTTGGTAGGTCTATGGGTTCTGGTCACTTCTCAGTAAATGACATTGAGGAACTTACTAAAAACGCTGTAAGGGCATTTGATGAAAACCTTAAAAAATTATAAGAAGCTTTTCAGCAACTTTTGGGGGTATCACGAAAACGATATCCCCTTGTGTTGGAATTGCAATAAAGAGGTGGCGGTGGATATACACCATTTAATTCCAAAGGGAATGGGTGGAGTCAAAAACAACAGGCTTAATAGAATTGATAACCTTTATGCCTTGTGTCGCAAATGCCACACTTTAGGACATTCCGATAAGGAACTTAACGAGCAATGGAAAAAAGATTTATTAGAACGTATCGAATGGAAAAAAGGAAACCCAGATGGTTGGTGAAAAATTATGCAAAGAGGTGGTAAGTATCGTTGAAAATCGTGGCATGGACTATGGCGATATCAAACAAAACCATGAGGAAATAGCTAAAGGATGGTCAGTCATTCTTGGAATAGAAGTAAAACCGCATCAAGTGGCGTTGTGTAACGACTGGCAAAAGACAGTAAGGCTAAAGGCTAATCCAAAGCATCACGACTCATATAAAGACAAAATAGGGTACATGATAACCTATTCGGAGTGCATAAAATGAGCGATATTTATTCACTAAAATTTGACCCCCATAAAATTTCTCATCAACAGGAGGAATTAGGGATGATATTTGCTGACCTAGATACCGCTTGTGAACTAATGAAAAAAGAAGAAAAAATGATTATTGCGGAACTAACACTTCAATTTTCCAGACAAAAAATGTATAAAAACATGAAAGAACTCGATGGTTTAATATACAACCATGAAAAGTTTAGGGATTTCACTAATAGATATAGTGAAACCTTAAAAAAAAGGAATAGAGCCAAAATAAGGTTCGAATCCTTTAAAGCGTTTAGAGATGACCTAAGAACTAAGGTGGTCAATGAACGAGAACTGGCAAAAGTTAACTTATAGAAAGGAGTTTGAAATGCCAAAAAAATCACAAAAAGAAAATATCCTTGAATACCTACAAATAGGTAACAAAATAACCCCATTGGAAGCTTTGTATCAATTTGGTTCTTTTAGATTGAGTGCCGTTATCTTTGAGTTAAGGCAAGAGGGGTTCAATATCATTACGCACAAGAAAAAAGTCGATAAAAAAACTTTTGCTGAATATGAACTTGTGAAGGGTCAAAGCAATGGCTGAATATGATAATTCAAAAAGTTTCCTAGAGTGGGAAATGGACAAAGCTATAGACCAAAGAAAAGAACACGCTTTAGCCAAACATTCAAGTGAAATAAGGGTAATGGATAGGCTTATCAATTCTATTGATGAATACTTAATTCGATTTGGCAGGGAAAGTAA